CTGCTGGTACTAAAATTAATTCAAATTTTATTGAACTATATAACTTCTTAGGAGCCGAAGGAGATAGTAGTACTTTAGCTTCAAGAGTTAAGTTTCAGGACAGTGCTATAGTGTTCGAAGGTTTAACACCAGATGCCAATGAAACACGTTTATTCGCAACAGATCCAACTAAAGATAATACTATAACATTACCAGATTCTACTGGAACGGTTATTTTAGGAGTTGCGGCGCAAACATTAACAAATAAGACTATAGACTTAAGTAAAAATACTATTACAGGCACAACTGCTTTGTTTAATACTGCTCTATCAGATGGTAACTTCACTACGATAGCTGGTACAGAAACTCTAACTAATAAAACTTTAACATCACCTTCATTAAATAATCCTAAAATTGCTTCTGGAGCATCTTTAAACGATAATAATGATAATGAATTAATTAAATTTATTCAAACCGGTTCCGCAGTAAATGAACTTACAATAGCAAATGGAGCTGGCTCGAATGGACCAGCATTATCTGCAACAGGAGGCGGAGCAAATTTAAATCTATCTTTAACTTCAAAGGGAACTGGTTCGGTTACATTAAGCAAAGCAGCTTTTAGTTCTTCGACTATAGCGTCAAACGGTGCAGCAAGTACGAGCGCTACATTAATCATAGGTAATAAAAATTCTGGTGGCACTTTAGCACTTAGTTTAGGTGATGGAACTACTGTAGGTGAATACAAAATTTTTACAAACAAAGGATCAGAGAACTTGGAAGTTACACCAGATAATTTTGCGCACGGCACTAAATTTACGTTAGTGCAATTTGAAGGATGCACTTGTATATGGGATGGATCAAACTGGTTTTTAGTAGGAAATCAAAGCCAAGTAACGGTAGTATAAGGAATAGAATATGACAGCAATAATTACAGATGTTTTTAAGAAAGATATGCTTCAAAAAGTATTTGACGCGGCAGTGGCTGACAGCGATAAAATGTACATAGGCATAGGTAAGTCAGAACAATGGGATTCAAGTGAAACTGTTCCTAATCCGACAGATTCACTTAGAACTATAAGACAACTTAGATCTGGATTACAATCAGTCAAAAAAGCAGGTGATGTTTCTTTCGTAATTCCAAGACACAACTGGAGTTCGGGTAATACATACAGCGCTTTCGATGACGCTTTTACTACTATACCTACTGATACTTATTACGTTTTAACTGATGAGAACCAAGTTTATATATGTTTGCAACAAAGTCAAAAAAATAACGGCGATCCAAATGCATCTACAGTTAAGCCAACCGGAACTAGTACCAAACCATTTAAAACTGCAGACGGATATATTTGGAAATTTTTATATTCATTAAGTGCGGCAAGATCAAGTAAATTCTTATCATCTAATTTTGTTCCAATTCAAAAAATTGACTCTGCAAACGATGTTTTTGAGACTCAACAAAAAACTATTCAAGATGCAGCTTCACCGGGACAAATTTTAGGAATTGAAGTAATAGCTAATGGAAGTAATTATACAAACGCAACTGTTACTATAAATGGTGATGGCACTGGAGCAGCTGCTACGGCAACAATTAGTGGAACAACTATATCAAAGATAGAGCTAGATTCAAGCACAGACAGCGCTATAAAAATGGGCCATGGTTATAATTTTGCTAGCGTTTCAATAACAGGAGATGGTACAGGTGCACAGGCCAGAGCAATAATAGGTCCTGATAGTGGCTTAGGTGCTGATCCTAGAAATGAACTTAAATCAACTTCACTTATGTTTCAAGTTAAACCAGATGGAACTGAGAGTACAACTCAAAAAGTAAGTGGATCAACTACTAGTGGTTCTTCTTTTATAATTGATCAAGACTTTAGGCAGGTTGCTCTTATAAAAAATCCAACAGACTCTGCTGGTGTTCTTTATACTGGAACGAGTGGTAAAACTTTAAGATATTTAGAGTTTGCAACTACTTCTCAAGCTTCTTCTTTTCCTAAAGATGCTATTATCACCTCAGCCTCATCAGCTCAAGCAGTTGTAGATGATATAGACAGCTCTAGAGTTTGGTTTCACCAAAACGATTCAACTGGATTTAAACCATTTGTTGAAGGTGAAACTGTTACTGGTGGTGGTGGAAGCGGAACTTTAGTAGCAGGAGGAGTAGATCCAGACACCGACGCGTGGGAACACGGAGATGTTGAAAAAATGTCCGGACAAGTTTTATATATAGAAAATAGAGCACCAGTTGTAAGATCTGCAAATCAGACTGAAGACATTAAAGTTGTAATAACATTATAAGGTATAAAGATGGCGACAACACTAACTAGTAATACTTTCACCTCTACGTATAAAGATGATTTTCGTGATAGTGATCACTATCATAAAATATTATTTAACACAGGTGTAGCACTTCAAGCAAGAGAATTAACTCAAATACAAACCATACTCCAAAAGCAAATATCAAGGTTTGGAGATAATATATTTAAAGAAGGTGCAGTGGTAAGACCTGGGGGAGCTAATTTACAATCAAAATATGAATTTATAAAATTAGATAACACTACCGACGTTACCAATAATGCCACTTGGATAGGTGCAACTTTCCAAGGTGATACCTCTACCATAAAAGTTAAAGTGTTACAATATATTGCTGCTGGAAATGGAGATCCTGGGACAGTGTATGTTCAGTATCTCAACACTGGAACTGCACCTGCGACAACAACAGTGCGAGTAACAGAAGGTGAAACTTTAAATAGTATATCACCTCTTGCTGGTGAAGCTTTAAAAGTTCAAACTGGTAATGATCCAGTAGGAGTTGGTATCTTAGGTACTCTTAAGTCTGGAGTATATTATGCTAGAGGTAATTTTGTATTTACAGAAGATCAATCAAAAGTTATATCAAAATATTCAGATACTCTTGAAGATACTTTAGGATTTAGAGTTGTAGAAGACGTAGTTACTGTTTCAGATGACACAGGATTATTTGACAATCAAGGAGCTGTTCCAAATACTTCTGCACCCGGTGCTGACAGATATAGAATAAAATTAACTATTGCGCTTGAAAGTGAAATTACTGGAACTGAAAGTTTTGTACCAGTCGCTAAGATAGTTGATGGCGTAATTTTTAATACTAATAATACCGTAAGTGCTTATAATATTCCAAATGAATTAATAGCAAAAAGAATATCAGAAAATTCAGGTGATTATATAGTAAAACCATACACTGCAAATTTTCAACTTGATTCAGAAAACACCCACTTGTTACTAAAAGTAAGTGATGGTATAGCAGTTGTAGAAGGATTTAGAGCTGCAAGAAATTTTCCAACTGCAATAAGAATTGCAAAGCCTACTGGAACTAAAAAAATAGTAAATGACGTAGTTCCTGTAGATTTCGGAAACTTTGTTGTTGTCAATCCGTTAATTGATAGCAGCGGAAATACACCAAACATAGCTACTTTAGAAAAACTTAATTTGCAAGATAGTGCAGTATATTCAGCTGGAAACACTATTGGTACTGCAAGAGTAAAAGCTGTCACAGAGGACGGAGCTAAGTATAGATTTCATATTTTTGATGTAAAAATGAATAGTGGTCAAGCGTTTAGAGATGTTAAGAGTATTGGTACAAGTTCAACTAATTACTTTAAACCAGAACTAGAAGGTACACCACCAAAGGCTGTGATAAAAGACGTAATGAATAATACTTCAATATTTCCTTTGTCAATACAGAGGCCGGCTAATATAGAAAATGCAAATTATGTTGCTCAAAGAAGATTTCAAGTTACAGCAGTAGGCGGAACTGCTTCATTACCAAACTTGTCAGGTAACCCAGGAGAAACTTACACTAATACTGGAGATTGGGTAGTGTCAGCTTCAGACAGCGACATCATAACTACTGGATTAACTATTTCTGGAAATGGAACAGTTTCTTCTCAAATTTCTGGATTACCATCTTCTACTATGACGGTTGAAGTATTAGCCTATGTAAACAAAGGACAAGCCTCTGCTAAAACTAAAAACTTAACTACTAGAACTATATCTGTGGCTGGAAGTCAATCTCAAATAAAATTAGGAAAAGCTGATATTTTTGATATAGTATCTCACGTTAAAGCTTCTGATAGCAGCGTCAGTTTTTCTAATAGATATTTTTTAGATAATGGCCAAAGAGACAATCACTATGACATAGGAGCTTTAAATCTTAAAACAGGACAGTCAGCTCCTGCAGATAGTTCTACTATAACGTACAGATATTTTGAACATACTACTGGAGGAGACTTCTTCGCTGCACAATCTTATGCTAGTCCAATAACTTACGCTACTATACCAAGTTACAGAAGAAGTGATGGCAGAGTCATTAGACTGTACGATGCTTTAGACTTTAGATCGATAAAAGACGGAGCTGATAGTGAATTTTCAAATACAGGTGCTGGCGCTCGTGTACTTGAACTTCCACAACCCGGCCAAGCTGTATCAGCTGATATCACTTATCACTTAGCTGATTCTGGCAAACTTGTCGTTAACAAGCAAGGAGTTATAACATTTGTAAGAGGTGGTTCATCATTTAATCCACCTTATCCTCCTAGGCCAGATGAAACACTAGGGCTATACGATATAAAATTAAATCCAAATACTTTAAATGATTCAGACGTGTCTATGAGAAAGATCGATCATAGAAGATTTACAATGAAAGATATCGGAACTCTTGAAAATAGACTTAGTAAACTAGAAGAGTTTGCTTCACTTAGTGCTTTAGAGATAGACACCAGACACTTTCAAGTATTAGACTCAGCAGGCGCAGATAGAACAAAATCTGGGTTTGTCGTAGATAACTTTACAGATCATACCAGATCTGCTACAAACTTTGCAGACTATAGAGCCTCAATAGATCCTATCGATAAAGTACTAAGACCTGCATTTAAAGATCAAAACGTAAAACTTGTTTTTGACTCTGCAGCATCTCTAGCGCTAGGAACTGTTAGAAGAGGCGACAATGTATACTTAAATTATACCGAATCTACTTATATAAACCAGAGTTTAGCTAGTAAAGCTATTCAGATTAATCCATTTAATGTTGTGATATATGACGGCGTTATTACTTTATCTCCAGCTTCAGATGAGTGGAGAGATGTTGATAGATTACCTGATAAAATAATTCAAGGCGGAACTAGACTAGCTAACTTTAATGCTGCCAACTGGGGTAACTGGGCGTGGAACTGGGCTGGTGTACCTTTAGAAAATCTTAATATAGGAGCTGACATAAACACGTTTGGAAATAAAGTAAACAGAGTTGTTAGTGAAGAAACTGTATTAGAAACTATTGAAGATAGAACTATCCAATCCGTTTTATTAAATGATTGTAGAGCACGTAAAGTTTACTTTAGATGCGAAGGACTTAGACCAAACACCAGAGTATTTACTTTCTTCGATGGAGTAAATATATCAGACTTTACAAAAACAGTGGCCGGCCCTGGTGGATTTGAATTTTACGGATCAAATGAAGAAGATTTTGGTAATTCGCTAAGAGATATAACTTCTCATCCAGACACTCCTACTGCAACGATGTTAACAGATGCAAATGGTACTATATCTGGAAACTTTATTATACCTAATAATTCTAATTTAAAATTTGAGGTTGGAACTAAAGAATTTAAAATAATGGACATTAGTGTCAATAACGAGAAAGATGCAGCTTGTATAGCTCGAGCTCCGTTTACGGCTAAAGGCTGGCTAGACACAAAAGAAGCAGAGGTAAGATCAACAAGAGTTCTTAACGTTCAAGGTTTTACCGTAACATACAATAACGCTTCTGGTGGAGACGGCGGCGGAGGCGGCGGCGGAGGCGGCGGAGGCGGCGGCGGAGGAGGTTTTACTCCGGGTCCGGTCGATGGCAATAACATGTATTCTAACGATGCTCAAGCAACCGACCCAGGTACTTATTCCAACGATGCGTCACACACTTCCGGTGGTACTTATAGTAGTAGTTTTTCAGATGATACAACCGGTGACACAAGTGGAACTGCAGGTAACGATGATACCACATCTTCAGCTGAAGACTTTGTTTGTTTACTCGAAGACATGAAAGTTATGTTAAATGGTAGAATATCTAAAGTTACTAGTGTAAAAGTTGGAGACACCGTATCTTATGGAACTGTGACAGATGTTTTACAAAAGCACGTAAGAAAAGGTTACTATGTTATTAATAATGAACTTAAGATAACTAACGATCATCCAGTTTTGGTTAATGGTAATTGGAAGAGAACGGAAGATGTTGTCATTGGAGAATACATAAATAACGTAAAAGTAAAGTCTATAAAATATGTTAATGAGATAGTTCATACTGTCTACATAGAAACAGACACTGAACAGTTCGATGTGTACTGTAAAAATAATATTTACACTGTTCACGGACAATATAAAGAAAGATTACAAAAAGCGAGTTAAGAATGGCATTAAATTCATTAGGATATCAAGTAAATAAACAACCAATTGCTCAATCGTTTTATGTTGAACAGACAACTGGAATATACTGTACTAAAGTAGATCTATTTTTCTCTTCAGTAGATGAGTCTTTACCGGTTCAAATACAGTTAAGGCCAATGCAAAACGGGTTACCATCTTCTTCTCAAATAATACCTGGGACGATAAAGTTAAAAACCGGTTTGACTAACGCGAGCAATACTTCAGCAGACGCTAGTGTCGCTACTTCTTTTGAGTTCGATGAACCAGTGTTTTTAAAAGGAAGGCAAGACTACGCATTAGTAGTGACTGCTGATTCTAAAGATTACAGAATATACATATCGGAAACAGAAGAGTTTGTCATAGGTTCTACAGAAAAAAGAATTAATAAGCAACCTTCTTTAGGAAGTTTATTTTTTACGCAAAATGGAGTAACCTTTACGCCAGCTCAAAGTTTAGATTTAGCTTTTAGAATATATCAAGCAAAATTTAATACAACTTCTGGTACGGCAGTACTACACAATGCTCCACTTCCTGCAAGATTACTTAGAGGAGATCCACTAACAGTAACTAGAAATTCAGCCAAGGTTACTGTAAGAGAGACTGGAAGTGGCTTACTACGCGGTGATACTGTTAAGATAACTGGTGCCACATCATTAGGTGGAATAAATGCAGCAACTCTTAATAAAGCAACTGGATATACAGTTGATTCTGTTGATTGGTCTGGTTTTACTTTTACTGCCGATTCTTCTGCAGACTCGGATGCGATAGGCGGAGGAGGCCTCGTTAAAGCTACTACTAATATGCCTTTTAGTGTTGTACATCCAAATATAATAAATCTAACGCCAGATAAGACAACGTTGTCTGGATCTATAAAAGTTACTAATAGCACTTCGTTTGCTGGAAATGAAACGGCTTACACCGGAAAAGCTACTGCAGCATTTCAGCACGTAAAATTTAATGAAGATAATATAGGAGAGTTTTACAATGTAGTTGCCAATCAAGATAGAGAAGCAACTTTAGGAAGTGGTGTAAAATCTCTAGACATGAATATTAGTTTAGCGACATTTGATTCAAATGTTTCTCCAATGATAGACCTTCAAAGAGCTTCTGCACATTTAATTCAAAACATAGTAGACAAACAAGATTCAGCAGGTCATCTTATTGCAGGATTTAATAAACCTTTAAATTTTGTAAACGAAACATCTGCGCGCAGAGGAAGCTCAGCAGCAAAACATCTTACAAAAGTAGTAACTCTTGATACAGATTCTGTTGGAATAAGAGTAATATTAACTGCTAACAGACCAGATGGAACAGATTTTCAAGTATATTATAGAACGGCTACTAGTGATGAAAAAATAACGGATAATAATTTTATATTGCAAGCAGAAGAAACTAACAATCCAGCTGACAACAATCCTAGAGTTTTTAGAGAGTACAGATATATGATCGGTGGCTTAAATGGTTCTGTTAAAGCGTTTACTAAATTTCAAATAAAGATAGTGTTTAGAAGTAATAATAATGCTAGAGTTCCAAAGATAAAAAACTTAAGAATGATAGCACTAACAGTATAATGGCATATTTAAAGATTGAAGGACATGAAGGTTACGTTAAGAATCCACGAACAGGAGTTGTTTTAAACGTAAACAAAGATGAGATCGAAGCAGCTAAGAGAAGAAAGGTGCTTAGAAAGCAACAAGAAGAAGATATAAATAACCTAAAGAATGAAGTAAGTGATATTAAAAACATGTTAGGTAAAATAATAGAGAAACTCGATGGCAGTAACAA